CTCTTTAGTTGCCGTTAATTTATTCTAATTTCCCCATACATGTAGCCGACCAAACTAAAGAGATAAAACTTTGCTTAAGCCTGTTGACAGGTGCTTGACTCTTGATACGGTATACGAGTACGCGTTTCAACGCCACATCATGACTAAGGCACGGGGATGGGTCTCTGCTCAACGGGCAGAAGAACTCCTGGGCATCGATCGCAAAACCCTATTTCAGTACCGTGATAACGGTACCCTGAAGCTGGGTCCTCACTTCGCAGCCTTTCCTGGTTGCATGTCACGCGACAGCTATCGCTGGAACGTGGAAGCCGTCAGGAAGCAACTGCGTAAGCAGGGACTGATGCCTGTTGCTGCTTGAGTTGTCGGTAATAGCTCTTGCGCAGACGGTGCGCGAGTAGCAGATCGGTGATGTTGAAGCTTACCTGCTGATGCGCCATCGCTCTGTAAAGGGATGCAGAGAGTGGGTTCCAGCAGCCTTGCAGCTTGTGAGGCTGCTTTTCTTTGAGCTGAAACAAGAACACCCACTGTGGATGCAGCGGGCGGATGGGACGCTTTTTAGTTGTCAATACGATAGCTGTTCCGTCCCACCGATAACCACTCTCTAGCTCTTCTGGCTTAATGCCATAGGTAGCGATCATGCCATAGAGCCAGGCAATTCCCTTAGAGCCACGGCGGCTTTCCAGCTGGAAGAACTCGTCAACGATCCGCTGGTCTAGTGGCGGTGCGTGAGTCATGGCTGAGATGAGCTGTGCTTGTACGAACCATATCCAATGGTCGTTCCAGCTCGCAAGGGGTAAAGGATTCCTTATTAAGTCTCGTGAGACTTAATATAAGTATACAATATTAAGAATTCTTATGCTACTCAGGCACTACGCCGCTTGAGAATGCGTACCAGGCCAAACCGATTGCTTCCATGCTCGAGATTTCTCCAGAGACAAACGGAAGGTTCACCACGTCACCAGGGTGATAAACCGTTGGGATGCCACTGGCCTTGATTGGGCTAAATCCATATTTGCGTACGTCAATTTGCTCAGGTGACAAAGCAAACGTTCCGTCGACAATTTCTCCAAAGTCCGCCATTACACTGCAGGCCTCCCGCCTTGAGAAGGATTGTATTCTGTTCCGTTTTTATCGTACATTCGGAATCCGGTCATCAACACAAACGTTGATGGAACATTAAACAACTTCTGCATCATTGGCATCATCATCGGTGCTTGACAGTTGTATGGAGGCACGTCCATTAAAGATAAACCGCGTCTAGCTAACTCATAACCAGCCTTCTGGTTCTCCTTCTCTGTGTCCTCTACGAGTTTTTGTTCCCATTCCACTATGCTTCCAATCTCAACCGGGAGATCAGAAGGCTCAGGAGGAAAAACTTTCTCTGCAAATTTCATTGCATAGATGTGCTTGCAGTAACGCAGCTCATCCAGCAGTGGCGTCCAGTTGTCGGTGAGAGACGTAATAGTGAATGATCCATCACCGTTGGGAGACGTTGTGTAATCGTTGTAGTTGGGAGGGCCTTCCGCTCTGGCACCTTCTAGAGACGGCAATGGGTTATTTCTTGTGTAGGTTTTACCAAAATCTCTGAATACACCAGGGTTGTCTCTGATTGTTCCAGGGACCGTCTGTGTGTTTGGAGTGATGGTTGGTGGGACGTTGTATTCAGCCGCAGGGGCAATCACTTCCATCTGACGATTGACTGTCGCGCTTGTCATGGCGCTGTTGTCGACCACGCCCCTGAGACGCATGATTTCACGGCGCCCAGGCTTGACAGTTGAAACCTTGGTACGTGGAAAGATCTTTTGATTTCCGTTGCCAAGGCCCATCATGTACGCATAATCTCTGCGTGTGAAGTCCTGGCACGAGCAGCAGTAGCGCGTCCCTGTCATCAGGTATCTCCCTACGTTTGGAGGTCTGCTTGCTGGTGTTTGGAGGGCGCCATCAGGCGTGGATTCAACCGAGCCTTGTTTTTGCAGCTTTAAGATCCCATTGACTTCATCGGTCGAAACAAGAACTGCTTGGACGTACCCGTACCGTTTCTGGGTTGTAGGGTCGATTGTCTGACTGTTGATCGGGGTGCCACCAACGGTAATGATCCGGTCTTCTAAAATCTCTCCATTAATCGGATATTGCTTGGGCACTGGCCCTACAGGGGGAATGAACAGAGGGGCTGGAAGGGGATTGGCTGCACTCCAGTCGCCACTTATAGTGACGTACCAGTAGTTTTCATCCTCTGTGACGGACAGAATCGGAGAAGGATCTCCGTCTTTATCCCGGATGTTATCGAAGCGTAAACTACCTGCGATACGCACACCAGCCCAGTGCATTCCTAGTTCTTTGTTCGTGGTTGGAAAACCCTGGAATGCACCCGGAATCTTGGGTGGGTTTGCACCAGGGGGTATTACGGTTCCTGGAGGCAGAGGGATGAGGTAATCAAAAGGATAGCTGTAGACCTCGGTGGCAATACTGTGAGAGTAAATTTCAAACCCACGCCTCCACCTAGACCAAGCCGATTCCCTGTTGGACGAATAAATAGAATCCGGAACTGAGCCTTTAGAGAACTCAGTCCGGATTGGAGTTACATTTTTAGGGGTCATCGCTTCTGAGCGAATGAAGTCCCCAAATGAGTTGCCTTTGGAATTACGGGCTACTCCAAAGGAGTTTCCACGTTTTGCCATCGTTAGAAGAAGCCGCCTTGTGCCGTGACGTGAGCACCAGGGTTGTAACCGGAGATGTTGGGACCATCTGGGAACACGCCAACATAGATGCGATCGCCACGCTCCAGGTAAATACCACGGTTGCGTAGGGGAGCGCCGTTGCCAAGTCCAGTGGTGTTACCAGCGGAAACTACGGGAGTAGCCAGTTCAGGCATTACATCCGAGCAATCAACACGCTGAGTGTTGGCTGGCACCTGTTTGGCAAACAGAACTTTGTAGTCACCAGAGGCGGGGACAGGGGTCGTCGTGCCACGGGTGTGGTAAAACACAAAGGTGACTTTAGGCTGGTAGCCATAGTTAACACCGTTGTAAAAGAAGCCGCTTGTGGTGCCACCGGAGTAAAGCAGCTCAGTATTTACACCGGTCAGGGTAGTCGTACCTGTGTAGGTGTAATAACCAAAACCACTTGCGGCTGGAGTCGAAACAACGCCAGTATCAAAAACGAGGACGACTTGCCCGCTGATTAAAGAGATGACAGTGCCAGAAGTACCAGTAGAGACTGTGTAGTCTGCGTCTCGGTAATAGTCATTACGGACAATAGAAATCGAATCGACAACACCACCATTATTGTTGTCTTCTTCCAGGGCAGCATCCATATCCACCAGGATGGAAGGAGCCTGACCACCCTGAACGAAGATTGAATTAGTCGTTGCGCTACCCACGGTCTGAGTGGTAATACGCGTGGAATCAAATAACGGCCTGTCGACCAACAGGGGTTGCTTGTTCGTTGATGTACTCGACACGTCTCTAAGTCCTCTTGTTTGTCTATTATACCGAGCCCGGATTCAATCCGAACTCTCGGACAACGCTCATGTATTGATTGAAACCATCGGGATATTTAATGGCTTCTTGATAAAGAGAGGCCGGATCCCGTTGCAGATTTAGGAAGCGTTGGAACGATTCCCCCGACATCGTGTCTTCTTCGTTGGGATAGAACTTAACTTTACTTTTTGCTTTGCTCAATACCTGATAAAAAGGGTTGGTGCTCGCAGCGCCATAAGTGCTGCGATACACCTCACCTGGTAGATACTTATCGGCGTATTCGATATAAGCCATTAGAAGAGTTTGCCGGGATTCTGGAAACCTACCGTGGTGCCGAAAACACCAGGGACTGTGGGGACCTGAAGAGCACTGCGAAGCAATTGCTCCACGATGTTCTCCTTTACGCTGCCGAGTAACGATTCAGCACGTTGCTTGCGCTGTGCAGTCGTCGTCGGATTCTTGGCAACGGGAGCAACTGGGGCTTGGCCACCAAGATCTGCTGGAATGTCTCCCAGGACCCGCTGTGCGTTGGCGTAGTAATCCCCGCCTTTTTTAAAACGGGGCAGCATCGATTGGACTGATGTTCCAAACGAATCTTCCGCCGTCAACGAAACATTGGGATTCCCACCTAATACGGTCGCATAAGCACGAGCGATACCCATGCCCGGCTTGTAGCCACGATCCTCGAAATACTTCAGAACAGCTGGCATCTGACCGGCTCTGGTTTGAGGGCCAGAGATTCCGTACATTTGCTGCTCGTTCTGCCCGAATTGGATCAGACCTTTATGGCGACCACCAGCACCTCCGACGATATTGGGATCCATGTTGGGGCCAGCTTCCAAGGAAAGGAAGGCACCAAATTCGTAGGGGTCTAGGCCAAGCTGCTTGGCCCCACGAAAAATGGCCATCCGTTCTTCTGCTGGAAGAATACCAACACGCTTTGGCGCCACTACTGGTTCCTCCCTTTCAGTTTCATCAGTTCGCGGTAGGCAAGTTCTGGATTGGCTTGAGCCCATTGCATCAGGGCTTCGTTGCTCATCCCAGTAGCACCACCAATTTCTTTCAACTGACGCTGAAGCTCTCCAGTCTGCTCCATGCTCCTACCCAGTTGCTGCTGGCCCGCATAGAAGGAAGGAAGGGCGATACCTGCAGGAGCAGAGTACTGCTGAGCAGCATTAAGTACTTCTTGAGAGAGTGCGCGTTGTTGAACATTTTGGCGTTGTGCGGGAACACCGGCCCCGTTAGATAACGTCCCAGGTGCCACTGGAGCAGCGGGAGGAATCTGTTGTCCGGCACGCCCGTCAATCACCTCTGGAGGAGGGGGAAGAACGGGGGCAGGCGGCGGAGTGCCACCTAATGCTGCGTATTCCGAAAACCTAGATGCTCGATCTAATCTGCCACTGTAATCAGGTGCCAGTTCACCAGGATTGACGACAGGACGATCTTGGATGGGAGTAACGCGAGGATCTTTGCGTGGATCGTAAACAAGTCCACGATCTTGCAGAACACCTAAAAGACCTTGACTTGCTTGAATCATGGGAGTTGGGTCTGCCAGGCCCCAGGCTGCTCCACCAGCGCCCAGCACTGCTGTGCCCCTCAAACCTGTTGCGCCACCAGGAGCAAGGTTGCGGAACACACTGCCAACTTGACCAAAACCAGATTGACCGCTTAAAGCACGCGCTGCTTTTTCTGTAGTGCCGCCAAATTGTTTAATGAACTCCCGACGCAGGTTTGGGTCACGAGCAAACTGGCCACCTGTTTGAATGGCGGTTTGCATTGGGTTGGTCAGAACAGATTGACCAGCACGCAAAGCATTGCCGATGACCGGAGCACGGAGGGCGCCTTCTGCAGTCTGACCAGCAGCACGAGAAAGTTGTGGTGCAATACCAGCAGCTTCTTGAATGGCACGGTTGACCATACCGGTCTGTACGTTGCGAGTCAGTCCGGCTGGCGCATTGGTCAGATCGGAAATCATCCCCGTGAAGCGGGTGGGGATATTACCAAAGTTGGGACCAGAGAAGGCCTGTGGTAACGGCTTCTGCAGTACGCGTTCAGCTTGACCAGCCAGTGCTCTATAGGTCTGGGGATTCGTGACTTTATCTGCAGCAGCTTTCACAGCAGGTGCTGCCTTGGAGCCAAAGCCCTGCACTGCCCTTAGCACTTGAGGGCTGGATTGTGCAAATTGCCTAAGAAATTGCCACATTATCGCCAGTTCTCCATCAGGTAAATACGAGAGCCAACAGCAGTGTCAGCGGGTCCAGGTAAGGCCTGAATAAATTCAGCACCGGATCGTTCGTAGCGATAGCGAGCTTGGAACGGATCTTTGTAGTTAGGAACGTAGAGGATGCCAGCGAGTCGGTTGGTTTCATAGAGATAGATCTCATCCCAAACCTTCAGTGCCTCTTTGGCATTGCTGGAGCGAATCGTACGATCCACGTCACCCAGGATGGTTTCCAACCGGGTGGAAGGAGAGCTGGCAACCTCGGTCTTCTTTTCGGCCGTATCACAACGGCCAATCTGAATAACCAGTTTATCGTAGAAGTAAGAATCAGGCACTGTATTCATGGCCTCTTCCAAGCGGGCATAGTCACCCGCTGGGACAGACACAGTGTAGTAGCCCAGGTGATACCTGACCCTACTTTTGTCAAAGTCAGATAACTGCACTTCTACCTTCCAGCATCAACTCATTATAGTTGCAGCTAATCAAAAGAGATTTCCGCCAAGGAACTGACCTGTTGCCAGGGAACTGCCTTGAAGATACGGATCTTCACTCATGAATTGAGAAAGAAATTGATTTGGATTTAAAGCTTGGCTAATTGCGTTACTTACCAAGGATGCAGAAAGTTGCTGGGACAATGTCTTGGGTTTTTCCTTCTTTCCTAAGGCTTCTGTTAAGGCACTAAGCAATTCATTTTGAGAGGCCTGGTTCTGTACCAATCCTGTCAGTAATGCTTGGTTGAGCAAACTCTCTGTGCTTCCTCCCGTAGGAGCTGGTGCAACTGGCGGCGTTGTTTGCGCTGCAATCGCAATTTCACCATCTTTTTCCGGGCGATCGATATTGCCATGACCAACTCGAAAAAGAACCTTGCCACTGGGATCCAATGATTCAGAGTAGTATCCGTAACCTCCGCCAGAGCCACGACGAACCTTGCCTCCAGCCACACCTGGGAGAAAAATTGACGCATCTTCGACGGCACCCTTGTCAAAGCGACTTTTGCCCTTGAAAGGAACGTAGAAGTCAAGTGATTGCCAGCCGGGATGCCTGCTATGACCATGAGCAGCAGCGGCACGCTCAAGCAGGTCAACCTTGTCAGAAAGATCTTTGTTTAGATCCCAGCGGCGACCAGATACTGCCGCATTGGAGAATTCGATCTCACGCCCAATCGATTGATACTGCTTAGCCAGTGCATCTACCGCCTTGACACGCTCGGCAACAGGCAAAGACTGAAGCAGCTTTAAATCGATATGGTAATCAGTCGATCCACCGATCTTGGCGCTAGGGCCTGTGAATCCTGATCGAATGGGCGTATACGTCATTATCCTTTTATTTTTGATTTTAAGACAAGAAAACCCCCGGTTTCCCAGGGGTGTTCCAGAGGAGATGAATCAAACTCGGATCAGGTCAGCTGCAAGAACGGCGTCCCAATCAACCCGCTTGATCTGTTTGAGTTGCTCGAGATTATTGAACCTTTCACCCGATAAGGACATTTGCAGGTCTTTAATCTCGCGAGCAGTTTTCAAGCCAATACCCTTGATGTGATCAGCGATCATTTGGGCAGTGGCTGAGTTGATGTTCAAACGTGTATCGGGTGGAAAAGAACGAGGCTCTTCTTTGGCAGCCTTGTCCTTCACTTGAAGCGTTTGAACTTTCTTTGTTGCTGCTTCATCAGGAACCAACTCAGTTTTATAAGCGGTATAAAGGCGACCGTCTTGGTCTTCAACCATGAACCAGTCGCCGTTATCCCACTCACTTACTACTTTGACTCGTGCCCCTGTCTTTTTATGTTGATACAGAGGTGAAGCAGTTGTAGACATAGGACCAGGGTTTATCTGGTCCTAGTTTACATCAATCAGCTAACGGTGCGACCGAGCAGGTAACCGTCGATGTCCTCGTAGCCAGGAGCCACGTCGGGCTGGAGGTAGCAAACCTCAACCACGAAGTAACCCTTGCGGTTGGCAGCAGAGTCGGCATCGGAGATGTACCAGCCACCAGAGGTGGAGGTGCCGGTGGTGGTGCCACGGGCATACACCTTGAAGGTAGTAGAAGCAGTCAGCTCCTTGTACACGCCGGACACATCCACACCAGCAGCGCCGGTGGCGGTCAGCAGGGGCAGCTCGCTGTAAGCAGCAGAGGCACCAGCGAAGAACACTTCACCAGCTTGAGCGCCAGACACGGTCGAGGTGAGGTTGGCCTGAGAAACAGGCTCGCCCACGCCGGTCACGGACACAGGGCCGCTGGAGTCGCGACCGAAGGTAACCACGGTGCCGGTAGCAGCGTAGATACCAGAGGCCACGGTGCCGTCCCAACCGGAAGCCACGGAGATGGTGGCGCGGTAGACGTATGCAGGCAGGGTGCTATCGCCGGAGATCACCATGCCGGTGATGTCGGGGCGGGTGTCGTCGTTCCGATAAGGGGAAGGAACGATCACGTTGCCGGTAGCAACTGCACCGCCACCAGAGGTGTTGGATACAGCCACGTAACCACGCTGTTGGAAATACTTCCAGCCAGGGATGGCCAGCACCGAAGTGGGGCCACCCTTGGAAGCGTCGTTGCTACCGCTGTCGTTGGTATCGATGTTCTTGTACCAACCGTTCAGAGGCTCTGCCCAGTTGCCTGGGAAGATTTTCTTAGACGAAAGATAGGTCATTTATCTTTTCCTTAAGGTTGACTATTTATGAATATCAGACGTTGCCGTCATCAGACACGAAGCTGAAGGCGGTGGTCACGAAGTCCTTGTTGAGGATCTCGAAACCAGCGTACAGTTGCCAGATCAGGATGATGAAGCGGCTGAAGTCGTCGTTGTTGTTGATGAGCACCTGAGCGTTAGGACCGCCGATACCCACGCCAACGGACTGAGGACCGAAGAAGTAACCTTGGGCCACTTCCTGGGAGCTGTAAGTAGCAGCACCATCAGAGGCAAAGGTTGCAGTGATGTTCTTGGTCGGGAAGTTGGTCGACTCGAAGAACTTCACACCTTCAAACTGAACACCGGTAGGCATCACAGGTTCGCCAGCCAGGAAGTAACCTTGACCAGCCTGGGGACCCATGAAGAAGCTGGCGTTGTTAGGCATCATGGGGTTGCCCATGTACATGCCTTGGCCAGGGTTACCAGCGTAACGAGCGATCTCACGGAAGTCGGGATCACGACGCAGGTGCATCATGAAGGTGGGATCGCAGATGCAGCGATACA